AGTGCGGATTTAAGGAAATTCCGACTACTTGATTCAGATAAAACCAAATGGTCCATAACACGGTAATACAGCCGAGCCAACGTCTTCCCCTCGTTACCAAGGGGGGCAGATAGTAGTGAAAGCTATGCTTGTGCTATCTACCTATTGGAGAATCTGTATAAAGTACCAGAATTTGAGGATACCATTCCCATAGTTTGTTAAATTTGTCTCAGTAACATCTTAAATTACCCAATAAGTTCACACTTAAAGGCTAATCAAATTGTTCTGAAAACCAGACATCTTTTTTACGCTGCATTGCTGCAGTTTTGAAAAGATCTTTGGCAAATTTAGCAACACCTTGAGAAACTTTTACATTTGATCTATCTTGAAATATCAATGTTGGGTCGGGGATTGTTACTATTTCTAGTAATTCTCTCCAAGCTCTCATTTTTATTATCAATGATAATTTCTCATTCATCTTACCTGACTCAGCTTGACAGCTTTGCCAGACAGGGTGATAAGGCATTATCGGATAGATATCATCTGTAAAATCTTCTCCTTGGTTTACGGAGACCTCGGCAAAGAATTGCTTCATACGATTATGGAAACCAATAAGGAATCCTTTCGTATCTTCATTTCTTTGCATGATCTCACGTATTAATGTTCTCTCCAATAACCAATCTAAATATTCCTTAGCATCGGCAGTGCCGTTGTTTGGGAAAGGAAACCATGATGTATCATTTTTCTTAATAAGAAACATGACTTCATCAGTGTTACCTGTTTTCAAATATTTCCAAACTGCTGAAAATTCAGCAGCTCGGTTTGAAAACGATTTAGCTTGTTTATATGGAGTTCCCATTTTTACGTAAAGATCATAAAGTAAACCAGGCACGTTATTGAAGTGACGAGCAGGTGTTCTCTCGACAATGGAATAAATCATAGGTACTAATAAATGATATTTCTTCCACGAGGACATTAGTCCCCGTAAAGGAATACCACTTATTTCATATCCATGACTTACCCATCGTTTTGCGAACTCGTACGTATGTTGTGAAGCATGCGTCTTGTTCGTAGAGATTCCTACTCCAAGAACAGACAAGATCTCACAATACTTTTCAGATACCGCTTTATTTGCAATAACTATATCATCTCCTAGTAACATATAATCTTTAAAAGGTGTGGTTTCACCCACAGCTTTTGCTGAATATTGAACTACTAGATGATGAGTTAAAGCAAATATAGCCCATGAACTATATGCTCCCATTGGTTGGCCAGCACAGTATTTTACTGTGGTGTTCTTCCATGGAACATAAACTTCATAATCTGTAAGTAAGCTTGACCATGCCCGTGCAACTTCCTCAGAAGATAACTCCTTAAACAACATTTCTTGTAGTTTAAGAGGAAATCTATCTGTGGCAGCTGTAAGATCTATACTATAGTAGGGTCCTTGTTTATTGATTTTAAATGGATCTTGATCGAAAGTTCTATCTTCTGGTATTGATCTTAAAAGATCAAAACCATATTGATGAACTCCTTTCAAGGCCATTTGAGACCAATAATCAAAGATACATATGATTCGAGCTTTCCCTTCAGGGTCGTTCACAATTGATAACTTACGTAAGTAAGTTACAAATTCTGGACGTCTTGCATGAAAAGCTTTACATAATGTTCCGAACCATTTATTAACTGGTCCGGCCCACTTTTCGATTGGTTTCAAAATCGGAGGGATATTCGGGACAATTCGTCCTAAAATATTCAACGGTTCTGGATAACCACCGGTAAGTAGTACCAACTCATTCTTCATTTTATCAGATACTTGATGTGTCTGTAATACTGAAGTTGGAGTTGTTACTCCTATAGGTCCAGATTTGTTCGAGTTTATCAGATCACTAAGTGTAAATTTACTTTCAAACTTAGGAAAGTTATACATCTCAACAAATTCAGGAATAAATTCCTGAAGTTGATAAGGTATATAACCTTCCCAAGGTGAAGTAATCGTTGACAAGTCAGGATCTTTTGTTCCAGGTAAACATCTGGAGATATTAAGTAATGTTAAAACAAAACTTTTACCTTCATTTGTCCCTAGGACATCTAAAAGAGGACTTATTCCTTTCGGAAGTCCATCATCTCTTAGAGATAAAGATCCCTGAGGTGTTAACAGTGGTTCTCCACAAATATATCTTGTGATATGTAACCTGATGGCTTTTATGTGACTTATAGTCCATAAAAACCCTCTTGTTGAATACCATAATTGTATTTTAAGAGACCACCACTCACTTATGAGTTTGGCATTCTCAACACTCGGGTACCACCATGTTATAGCCCATGAAATAATTTTCATTAGGCTTAGCATTGTGAATGGTAAGTTGTAGGGATCTCACGTCTGTTCTAAATAGGAATTCTCCACGTTTCCATGGAGGTCGTAAATAGAGGGATTACCCGCGGTAGTTTTAACACTACAGCAACAATAACGTGAGGTGGCTTCGTGCCACAATTGGCTCTCGTAAGAGAGCCACCCGGGTATGACCCCTTGGTAGGGGTCATATGTCTTATCTTGGCAAGCAGCGTTAGAACTCTATGTTTCTAGCCTGAGTGCGGATTTAAGGAAATTCCGACTACTTGATTCAGATAAAACCAAATGGTCCATAACACGGTAATACAGCCGAGCCAACGTCTTCCCCTCGTTACCAAGGGGGGCAGATAGTAGTGAAAGCTATGCTTGTGCTATCTAC